GCCAGCAAGGAGGCGGGTGATGAGCAACGTGTTTGACATTGGCGCAGTTTCACGGCAGTTGCGCACCAGCGGTGAGCCACCCGATAATGGCAACATGGAAACACGCGTAACAAATCTCGAAGTTGCAGCACAAGACACCCGCGACAGGCTGGTGCGCATTGAGTCGCGGCTGGAAAACTTTGAGCGCAACTACGCCACCAAAGAAGACTTGCATAAAGAGCTGCACAGCATGACCTGGCGCATCATTGGTGCCATGCTGACGCTAGCGTGGTTCGGCGGCTGACCGATCTTGGTGAGCTTTTCGCAGCTTCGGATTGAGTTCAAACAGGTGGTACTGGCTGTACAGGTTGTCCATGCGATGCGGGTCATCACTGTAGGCGTCATCTTGCCACTGCAGGCCAGCCACACGGTCGTCAACCAGTTGTTTGGCGTCAGCCGCCCACTGGTGGTGCTGCGCCATGGTGGTGTGCCCGAGCGCTTGCGCCATGAGGCCCGCCCAGGCTGTGTTGAAACAGTCGTTCATGCCGTTACGGCCGTTATCAATATACGACTGGCCCCCGGCATCAACGGGGGCAGCAGCGGCCGAAGCCGCAACTTGAAAGGCGCGGGCGTGGGCAGTGTCAATGGTTTGGTTCATGGTTTATGTTTGGATATCAAAGGGCTGGAGTCATCGCATAAGAAGCAACTGCACCGCCTGCTGGCTTGCGAGGCCCTGCTGTACAGCTTGCCAGCACGCCTTGATCATCAGGCTCTGGCGGGCGTGGGCGAGGTGTGCGGTTTTGCGCGCGTGACAGCAGATCGGCGCAAAGCTGCCCGGCATCTGATGCCGCCGTTACCCGGCTCAGATTGACGGCATTCACAGCCCTCGCCAGTGCAAGGATGTCGGGGTAGATGGGGTTATGTGCCATTGAGTCAGTGTTCGGCCAAGGCAACGGTTTATGTCACTTCGGTGCAGTCGCCAGGCTGTCCAACTTGGCAAGCCAGCGACAGCCGGCCTGTTCGGCGCATTGTTCGGGGTGACCCATGCTTGTGCAGTCACACGCTTTGGCGGGTTGCGTGCAACGCCTTTTCCAGTGCAGGTAATCGTTCAGGGTCTTTAAGCTTCCCACGGATTCCACTGTCCACCAAATGGCACGCCTGCAAAGCAATCCGGCGCCAATGACGGCCACCGCCAGCAAGGCAATGATGGCAATGAGTACCGTCCACTGCTCTATCTCCAACAGCCATTGTTGCGCTTGGGTCATGCAGGTCGTCATGGGGGTTTCCTGTTGTGCTGTCCGTTTGAGGGCTCTAGTCTCAGTGCCTGGCGCGGGTGCAGTAATCTGCCCTGGTTCCAAATACAAAACATCACGCGCGCGCGACAGTGGGGGCTATGGCAGACCCCAACCGTTCCCTCATTGCAGTGTTAGTGCTCGGTCAAAGGTGTGGCGGTGCCCACCATTGGCTTTGGCACCACCGGCCCCGATGTGCACATGGGCGACAGCACCACGCCACCCAAGGCGCTGGGGCGACTGCTGAGTGATGTGCAAAAGTTTGAAGGTGCCATCAAGCGCTGTGTGAAGGTGCCCTTGCACCAGTACGAGTACAACGCTTATGTGAACCTGGCCTACAACATTGGGGGCGGTGCGTTTTGCGGCTCTACCCTGGTGAAAAGGCTTAACGCGTTTGACTACGCCGGGGCCTGCGAGGCCATTTTGCAATGGCGCTTTGTGGGCGGTGTGGACTGCTCAGCCCCGGGTAACCACAGCTGCCCGGGCCTGTGGGCACGCAGGCAGCGCCTGCACCGCCAGTGCCTGGGCGCCAGCACCGGGGGCACACCATGATGGGGCTGGCACTGCCCCCCACCTGGACGGCGGCGCTGGTGCTGCTGTTGGCCACGGGTGCGGGCGGCTACTGGGCCGGTGACCACAACCGCAACAACGTCTGGCTGGCGCGCCAGGCGGTGCAAGAACGCGCCAGCGCGCAGGCGCTGCAGGCCGAGATGGCGCGCGCGCTGGGGGTGCAGCAGGCGGCACAGCGCCAGCAGCAGGCGCTGCAAGACAGTTATGCAACTCTGGAAGGCAAATTTAATGAATTCAAACAACGTGGACCGCTGCTGGTTTTTCGTGATCGGGGCGGTGTGGCTGCTGGGGCTGTGGCTGCTGGCACCGTGGCCGCTGCTGCGCCTGGTGCGCCAGCGCCTGGGGCACCGGGGCCTGCGCTGGCTGGCGCTGCTGATGCTGGGGTTGGCCTTAGCCTTGGGGCTGTGTGGGTGTGGAACAGCGCCCTGCTTGGTGCCGATACGCCCGCAGGTGCCTGCAGCGCTGCTGATACCGCCAGCGCGGCCTGTGCCTTTGATTCTGGGCTCGGGGTGGCCGACGCCTGGGCCAACCACAGCGCCAACGCTGCCAGCTGCGCCCTTGACCGGCTCAGGCAGCAGCAATTGATTGACTACCTGAGCACCACCCCATGAATGTTGAATTTGACTTGACTAATATTATTTTTGTGGTGATTGCGCTGGTAAGCGGGGTGTGGGCTGCAGCCAAATACATTGCCACGCTGCAAGAGCGGGCGGTGCTGCAGGGGCAAGAGTTTTTTACCGCGCAGTTTGCCAGCCACGAGAAGGTGGAGTTTGACTTTCATTCGACGCTGGGCCGGCGCCTGGATGATATTGAGGCGCTGCACCGCGCTGATGCAGCCCAGTGGCAGCGGGTGGAGCGTGAGCTGCTGAACCTGAAGGCTGACATGCCGCTGCAGTATGTGCGCCGCGAGGACTACATACGCGGCCAAAGTGTGCTGGAGGCCAAGCTCGATGCGCTGGCTACCAAGGTGGATTCTGCAACCCTGATTGACCGAAGGAGATTGAATGCAAGTGCAACCTGACCTGAACCGTGTGCGCCGCGAGGCGCTGCGCTGGCTAATTTTGCTGACCTTGAACAATGCGCGCCCGATTGGCGCGTTTGAGGGGCTGGTGCTGAGCGTGGCGCAAAGCGAGTACCCCGACGCTACGGCGCTTGAGCTGCGCCGTGAGCTGGACTATTTGCATGAGCGCGATTTGGTGAAGCTGGACAAGCAGCCCAGCGGCAAGTGGCATGCTGACCTGACGCGCTATGGCGTGGATGTGTCTGAGTACACGATTGACTGCGAGCCGGGCATTGCCCGGCCGCTGAAGTATTGGTAAGGCCATGGGGCGCAAGAGCACGATTAGCCGGCTGGCACCCGAGGTGAAATCGTATGTGGAGGGGCTGATGGCCGACGGCCGGCTGACGCTTGATGAGATGATTGAAGACTTGCGCGCGCGCTGGCCGGCGCAGGCGCAGTGTGGCGCGCTGCCCAGCCGCGCCGCGCTGCACCGCTATGGCCCCAAGCTGGAGCGCCGGCTGATTGCAGTGAAGGCGTTTAGCCAGGCGATGGAGTCGATAGATGCCAACGCGGGTGACCGAGCGGACGCGCGTAGCAGTGGGCTGACCGCCATCGTGCAGCAGGAGCTGTTTGACAGCATGATGATGCTGCAAGATGCGAGCGACCCGGAGGTTGACCAGGATCAGCGGGTGAAGCTGCTGGCAGAGGCCAGCCGCAGCCTGGCGAGCCTGACGCGCTCTAGCGTGATGCTGAAACAGTACCAGGCGAAGGTGGAGGCTGAACTGCGCGCCCAGTTGCAGGCTGAGCAGCGCGCCAAACTGGCCGAGCTGGGCAAGAGCGGTGCGGTGGCGCCCGAGGTGCTGGCGCTTGTGATCAAGGCGGCGTATGACCTATGAAGACCTTGCGGGAAAGACCAACTGACATGAGCGCAGCGAATGCAGTTGCTCTGTCCCCAACTGTTCAGGCACCTGCCCTGCAGCTGTACCCCTACCAGCGCCGCTGGGTGCAGGATGAGGCACGCTTCAAGATTGCCATGTTTGCGCGCCAGTGCGGCAAGACGTTTACCAGCACGCTGGAGCTGGCGCTGGATGTGATGCGGGCTGAGGCGGCATGAAACTGCACCTGCGGGCCATGGCGGCTGGGTTCAAGGAATATGAGGTGGCGTTTGACGCGAATGTGAAGGCGCTGGAGGTTGAGTTGCCTGGGGGCAGCCGCATTACCGCGCTGCCCGCCAACCCGGACACGGCGCGCGGGTTTAGTGCCAATGTGCTGCTGGATGAGTTTGCCTTTCACCAGGACAGCCGGGCGATCTGGAAGGCGCTGTTTCCTGTCATATCAAAGCCGGGGCTGAAGCTACGGGTGATCAGCACGCCCAATGGCAAGGGTAACAAGTTTTATGACCTGATGACGGGTGGTGCGGTGACGGGGCCGGTGCCAAGTACCGACGGCTGGAGCCGCCATGTGAGGCGATGCCGACCTGTGGCAGCAGGAGTTTGAGCTGGAGTGGCTGGACGAGGCCAGTGCCTGGCTGAGTTATGAGCTGATCAATGCCTGTGAACATGAGCTGGCAGGCGTGCCCGAGCATTACACCGGCGGGCCCTGCTTTGTGGGGGTGGACATTGGCGCGCGCAATGACTTGTTTGTGATTTATGTGCTTGAGCAGGTGGGCGATGTGCACTGGACGCGCGAGATCATTGCCAAAAAGCGCATTAGCTTTGCCGAGCAGGACGCGCTGCTGGACGCGGTGTTTGCCCGCTACCGGGTGCTGCGCTGCTGCATGGACCAGACCGGCATGGGGGAGAAGCCGGTGGAAGATGCCAAGCGCCGCCACGGCAGCATGCGCATTGAAGGGGTGCTGTTTAGCGGCCCCAGCAAGCTGGTGATGGCGACCACGGGCAAAGAGGCGTTTGAAGACCGCAAGCTGCGCATACCGG